CTCGATAGGCGTCGCTCGTTATTTCTTTTTGGAAGGGACTTTTTTTGGTTCGTTCTCTTTGGGAAGTGCAGGGCCCCAGGGAGGGCAGGCTTCGCCGACCGCTTTCCAGATCTCCAGGACCATCTCAGGCGGCATGGTGCACAGAACGGCTTCGATCTCTTCGACGGAAGCGCCTTCTGCCAGAATGGGCTTACCGTCATCCCCAGGGATGTTGGTCGAGTGAAAGGTCAGGGCGATCTCGCGCAGCGAGATTTCCTGCACGGTGATCGGGCGGGCGGCCCGTGCGCCGTCCGGGAAGACGACAAAACGATCACGACTGGTGAACTTCGACATATCCAGTTCGGCCTGCATCGTGACAGGTTTGATAACCCAGGTCCAGTCAGGTTCTTGCTCAAAAGTGTGTGTTACGTTTTCCAGGGTGGCGTACTTTCCAAAGCTCATGGTTCTACCTCCGTTTGTATTTTGGAACTCGTTCCGACGTTAGAAAGTCTGACGTCGGAAATAAAAGGCTTAGTAGCTAGCTTCCTGGTTCGTCAGGCTTAAGGTGATGGGGTCACCGGCCAACGGGTCGGCCAGGAAGGTGCCGGTGATGTTCAGGATGATCTGGCGACCGGCGTTCAGCACGATCGGTTGAGCAGTCCAGGTCACGTTGGCGTTGTCACCGGATTCACCGTTTGCTGCGATCGCGAACGAGTACGGCACACCCGCGGCAGCTTCGATGGGGCTATCGAAAGACAATACAAAGTTAGCCTCACGCATGACCTTGGCAACCCAGGCTGAGCCGCCATCGGGGTCGTACATCATCTGACTGTACAGGTCGCCGCTTTCAATCTTCACGGCCATTTGCAGTGCATAAGCACGCTGCACAATGCTGAAGTCATCGGGTTGGTACGAACCAACGATCCACTGCTCGTCCATCGGGATCGCAGATGTAGCTACAAACGAGCCGCCAATAACCTTCAAGGCGGAACTGGTGGGCAGTTCGATCGTTCCCAGGGGAGCGATGAACTGCGGGCCGCTGTCGACCTTCGACAGGGCATCCCAGGCTGTGGTCGCAACAGGTGTCGGCAGGCCGCCAACCAGGCCAACTTGCCCGGTCACAAAACGAGCGCCGCGCCAGGCCAGGGCCAGGCTGTTGAAGCGCAGGTCTTGCAGTTGCTCTCCTTTCAAGCCGCCGATATCTTGCCGGCCAGTCCAGTACGGTGCTGAAAACTGGTCAGAACCCAGCGTGAAGGTGTGGGTGTAGGAACCGTCGGCGTTGTCGACGGAAGCTACGTTCCCGGTGACACCCAGGAAGGCGAAGCCCAGCGATTTTGGACGGGGAATAAAAGACAAACGCCCACCCGACATAACGCCCATCTTCTGGACATCGCGCAGCATGGCGCCGCCGCCAATCTCCTGGTCCAGGGGCAAATTCACAGAGGTCGGTGCAAGACCGCCCTGTGTAAAGAGCATATAGGTGAAGTCACTGTCGGTCGTGTTTGGCGTACCTTTGGCGGGCTGCTTCGCAAAACCGATGAATGACTTTTCACTTGCTGTCATGGAGTTACTCCTGTTTGTGTGGTTAGGACGGAAAACCGAACTTTGATGTAGTAGTCGTACGCCTCCGGGCCGCCAGCTTGCAGCATCTCTCCCGTAAATTCATCCGAGAGAATGCCGCGGGAGACATATTCGTCTCCAGACGTGATGCCAACAAACTGCAGGTTGAGCAGCGTGGTTTCGCAGCGCCCGCGAACTGTTGACGCGATTGAACGGGCTGCGTCCAGGTCCTCTTGTGTATTCACCAGGAGACAGCGAGCTTTCAGTGTAAAACGGCGAATATGCGTAACTGCACCACCGATTTCGATCATGTCGATCTCGTCGGACCAGTCGTCGGTCATGCCAGTGACCGAACCCTTTATCAGGCGGTCTGGATCGTTTTCGTGCAAAGTCACAGACACACGTGCGTCGTCCGGGGTTGGGTCTTGCTGGATCGGTCCGATTTGGACCACACCCGCGCGCGTTGGATCGGCTTCGTCGATGTTAGTCTGCAGTGTCGCGATCAGCGCGTCACGGGTGTGTTCTAGTAATGCGTCGTGTATGCCGCTCATTTCACGCTTCGTTCACGGTGCAGGAAAACAACCTTCCCGCCCACACGTTCTTGCAGTTTGTCCTGGTATTGGGTCATGAATTCGTTGACCTCTGGAGTGATCGGGTTATCTGTGCGTTCACCGGACGTTACCTTGAAGCGATCGAGCATCGATTGACGGGACCGGGATCGTTGAAAAACACGCCCGAGGATATAGAGCTTGAGCAGCTCTATATCTCGAAGCGGTACGGTCAGATCGAATGTCGTGTCGGCAGCGTTCGCTGGAAGGCCATGTACACCGTAATAGGAGATCAGGACAGTATTGCTGCCGGGATCAGCGTCCAGATAGAGGTTGCCTGCATTGACCCAATAGAACAGTGGCCGTGAAGAAGTAGTACGACGGACACCGGGGCGAGCGAACCTGAAGGATAGTGCGTTGTCGAGAGGACATTCCACCAGGTACTCCTCAAGGAAGTTTGATGGAAGCGCAAACTGCTTGGCATCGGTTTCAGAGGCCGTCAGCTCCACACGGCTAATGTCGCGCGGCAGCCATTCAGACAGAGCCACAGTCCCATCGCGCAGATAGGAGAACAGCAGCTCGTCGCTGAATTTTGGCGTAGCGCCAGTGTCGTTCAGCTCTTCACGCATTTCCGCTAGGAAATCGCCCCAGTTCATAGTTCACCTCTAAGTTCAGTTGTTGCTCGCAGAAGTTTCCACAACCTCGAACATTTCCGGGCGGAATAACTGCATCTTGACAAAACCGCGCCAGGCAAGCCGGCGGATCATGCCGAGATCGTCGATGACAGGCAGCAGCACGGGGTGAGGACGTTCGCCAACACCGTACACAACGCCCGGGCCGCCCATGAAGATGGAGCCGTGGATGTCGATCGCGTTGGTGATGTAATCACCGTCAGCGTGCGGTTTGAGCAGCGGTTTGTCGAAGGACAGGTCATTGCCGGAGATGTTCACGATGCGGCGAGTTTCCTGCGTGCCGTCGGCGTCCAGAACGGTTGCACCCAATCCCACAGCGTGGATGGTCACGTACATACCGACCGTGAAGCCGGTGGCGTCCACGACGGAGACCGTGCGGGTCGAGCCGGTCTGGCCGACGTTGTACACAACGTCTACGGTCTGGGCTGCGCCCTGACCGGGAACGGTGGCGCCGTTCAGGGTCGTCTGGGCTACAGCGGCACCGGCGTTGCGCAGGCGCAGGCGGTTGGTCTTGATGAAGCGCACGCCGCCCCAGGAACCGGCCTCGGAGTTGAACTTGCGGGTCGAGCCGGCGTATTCCTGCACCTCCAGCCAGTTCGAGCCGGCTGCGGTACGGATGTCGTGGATCACGCGCGGGGTGGTCACACATACGATGGACTTGCTGCCGCCGTCGGCAACCGCCGATACGCCGGGAACCTCGTTCTCCTCCAGGTGTACGCGCACCAGCTCGGCCATATCAGGCACGAAATAGTCGGAGACATTCTGGACCAGCGAAGCGCGGTCGGTTGCGTCGCCGCCGTACATCTTGTTGGGGTGGGACAGGAAGGCATTTCGAGCCAGAATATCGAGATGGGAAACCATGTTCTGCCCTAATTTCCCATTCACCAGGCCGCGCAGATCGCCCTTGTTCCAGAAGTTCACCAGTTCGTTGTAATCATTGAGCTTGATCACATTCCCGTGGATCTCCAGGTTGATGGTCACCGTGCGGCTGTCCAGGGAAGCGCCGCGCAGCCAGACGATATTTTCGGAAAAGGGGTTCCAGTTCGGCTCGGTGTCGAACACCTCGCTGTACACGATTTGCCCGGTGTCGCGGGCTTTGAAGTTTTCCTTCATGATGGTGAAGGGGACCAGGATGGATTTGGTCCGCAGGTTCTCAAGCAGTTTCTGCTCGTAGAACGCGCGCTGCCCCGAGGGCAGGGAAGATGCGGTCAGCAATCCGGTTTCAAGTGCGTCAGGCATGTTTACCTC